TTTCCTCTTTCCAATTGTTTTTTATCAAAATCAGATAAGACATCTTTTGTTTCTGAATCTTTTTGGATCCACTTAAACCCAGTTCTAATTGAGTTTTCTCCGCTAGCTACAACCAACCCATCTTGTCTTTTTACCATATAAAATCCCTCTCCATATGGCAAACTTCTTTGTACTGCTGATTTACCTATTCGTCTTGCTTGTTCTATTGTCGAGGCTGTGCCCACCTTGCCTAAATCTGTACTATTATTTCCTGCTGTGACATAAAAAGTTTCTTCGTCTTTGGTGTCATAATCTGTATCTTTCTGCAACTTATCAATCTCTTCCTGATATTGATCTCCGGCATACCCCATTGCTCTTGCTTGATCTCTTTTTTCTTCAAGCTCTTGTATTTGATCTTGAACAGAATCAACAGTTTTAAAAAAGTTTCCTTCCACTAAACCTTGTCTCCTCAATTCAGCCTTTAATCCTGTTACAGATTTAGATATTTTAAATCCTTTATAATCTGTTTTTTCATCATCTCTTGTAATTATTCTCCCATTCTTTATGTCTTTGATATCGTGTAAGTACATTTTATCCTCCTATTTATATATTATTGACTAGCAAATACTGATTGCCATTGTTCTCTATTTGTGTTTGTTTTCTGATGACAAGAATGACATAATGAAATTAAATTATCTTCATTACAATTTTTCTTGTCATAATCTATATGATGTACATCTAACTTACGTTTTAAATTATTCTCTGGAGTTAAACAAACTTGGCAAATGTGCCCATCCCTATAACGAATTTCCTTCTTTAGTTTAGCATTCCAGTTATTAATATCATACAAAGGAACTCCAGAAATGCCCCCTTGCCAATTAGGATTGTTCTCTCCAGAATGTTTTTTATATAATCCTCTGTTTGCCAAAGTCGTTTGTTCGCCTCTCTTATTTTATTTCTCACTTCTAGATTTTTATATACAGATTTCATTGCTCTAGATACTTTTTCTTGAAACTCTTTTTGTTGCCATAATTTTTTCATCTTTTCTGAAATTTTCTTTTTTTTCTCAGGATGCTCTTCGTAAAGTTTAATTAAATAATTTCTCATTTTTTCTACAGTTTCTCTTGGTTGTTTCCTGCCCTTATTCTTTTTCACTATTTTGGCTACTATCTCCGGGTTTTTAGATGGATTTCTATCTCCTGAAAATCTTTCAGAACTTTTTCTTTTTCTTTCAAAATCAGTTTCCCAAGATTTAGATAAAGACAACGATCTTTTTATTTTCTCCTCGTCAGATTGAACTCTTCCTCTTATATTGTGTCCGATAATAAATCTATTTCCTGGTTTAGTATTATTACCACACCCACACTGACATAGTTTTTCCATCAATTCTTCTTTAAGAATTCCTGTACCACCATGACCTATAGAAATGTTTCTTCTGGCTTGTGCAGAAAAAGTTCTGTGTTTTTTAATCTCCATCATGCAGCCTTTTTATAAAATTCTTGGCCAGATAATTCTAAGAATTGCTTTAAATTCATTCTTGTTATTCTGCCATTTATATGTACTCTTGCTGGCCAACTCACATCACTACTTGCACGAATAAGTGGTGCAGCCCAACACCTGCAATTGAATGTAGAGCCTGGAAGATATTTTCCATAAGCTTTTATTTTTGGCTCCGGGAATAAAGCTTCTGGATTTGGTGCATCGCCCCATGTGCATAAAACACCATCCATCATTCTATGGCTTTTTCTTAATCTTTTATCGTGAGTAACTCTCCACACAAACCAATTAAGTCCTATTTGTTCTGCTCTCGCTTTAATCAACCCTGTGGTAGCTCTACCTGTTTCTGTTCTAGCAATCAACATTGCTCTTGACTTGGTGACATTTCCTGTCTTCATTATCTCTTTGGCTATTGATGCAGGTCTTCTGCCACTAGTTAGCCCACGATAAACCATGTCATGCACTCTTTGAGCCGCACTAAGAGGGAGAGATTTAATCAAATGAACATTGTCGGCAAGATGTTGCCTTAATATTGCACTTGTATCAGTTCTTCTTAATTCTTTTTTCAACAAATCAGACATATCTTTTGAGTGACTTTCCCATTGTTGTAAATCTTGACTGCCTAAACTATATACCATTCTTCCAGCTGTTTCTTCTGCCCAGCCTGATATTCTTTCCGAATAATTTTTCAAAGCATCAATAAGGTCAGAAACATCTTCAATTTGAATCTGTTTTGAAGTATCAAGTTTTTGTGTAAATGACCTTACTATATTATCAACTTCCGAGCTAACGTTGAATAAATCATTACCATATTTCTGCTCAATCCTTTTGTTGAGAGTATAATTTATAATTCGGTTTGTATTTCTTTTAGCCATAGCAATTTACTTTTTTATATTTTTAATTCCATGCTGTATTTCTTTTAAATGTTTTTCCAATATTCTGTAATACCTTTTTCCACTTTTCAGATATATTTTTCATAATAGGCTTTGAATATTCTTCTAGCGATTTAACCGGCATTTTAATAGGTAAATTGATTGAAGGCGAGTTAAATTCTTTTTCCTTTGAAGCAACCGGTTCTACCGAATCCTGTTCCTCTGGTGGTTCTTGGTTTTCTAAAACATTCTCTTTACCCAATGACTCTTCTCCTGATAACTCTTCACCTGCACCAAGTGGATTGTCAGGAGCTATTCCTGGAGGAGGTTGACCAACCAATCCTGGAGGAGGTTGATTTTCATCTTCCTCTTTTGCTTTTTCTAAATCTTCATCAGTTATGTTCGTAAATCTTCCTGTCACTCTTGATGTACGTTGTAATTCTCTCAAAGCCATTTCTTTTGATATCAATCCTGTACTAAATCCCGATTGAACCATTGACATATCACTATTTGCTATTTCAGATTTCTCTTTATCTGTCATCTGCCACAATGAAATAAAATTATATTCAAAATCTTCTGGCAATCTTTGGCCTAATATTGATAATGAAATTACTTCCAATAATTTCGTTAAATGAGGTCTTAATTTATTTTCTTGCTCCCTTAAAATATTGTCATAATAATTTCTCAAATCAGCATCTCCTGTAGAAAATCCAGCAGGCGACTGACCAAACAACCTAACCAAAGGAATGCCAGTGGCACCAGATATCTGCTGACCAAATTCTCTGAGAATATCAGCGACCCCACCAAATGAATATTGTTGAGTTTGGAAAGCATCATTCTTATCAAGCAAAGTAATTCCCTCAATACCTTGCATCTGACGAATCAAATTAAATTGCGCAAGAATGGCTGCTTCTTCTGAACCACCAAGAGCCAGCTTTTCCCTTAACCCATCAATCATTACAATTCTTAAATACGCTTTATACATTAACTGGGCTGCACCGAGAGTAGCGGAGTCATAAGATAATAATCTATCATATATTCTTTCAACTACTGACAAACCCCAATAATTTTCCATGTACTTTTGGTGAAATGGTAATGTAACTCCGTCAAATCTCATCACTCTTGTATGATGAATTTTTGCATTTGGAAATTGGACATTACTAACTGATGAATGCATTCTATAATATTTTGGTTTTCCAAAATCCTTGTCCCAATCAGTTATTAACTCTTGCAACAAAGGCTCACACATCCACCTATCAAGGACAAGAATCCCTTTAAATGTTCCTCTCCCTACTTTTTCCAAATCCAATGGTTGGTCATATTTTGCTCCATCAATAAGGATGACTCCTATTGCTCCGCCATATAACCGTGACCATTTAATTACATTACAAAGTGATTCCCAAACAGCAAAATCAGTCAATGCCACTTGCAATTTCTTAATAGCATCAGGTGGCATTTTTGATACCATATCAATACCGACTTTCGTCATATCCTCGGCAATCACATCAACAGCCTGTCCAATCAACCAAGAGCCACGATATGCAGCTTCTAATGCTGTTCTATCTCTTGATAGTAAATTAGACAAAGAATATTTTGCATCATCAAGCTGATTGCCTGTTCCTTTTCCTAACTTATGAATAAAATTGGTAAAGGAGTCTGATGTAATGGTTTGAGTTTTCCTCTTTTTTATTATTTTGTTTCTTTTTTGTATTTCTGTCACAATTATTCACCAAACTCAATCATGTC